TTTCTCTTGGCGCAACTAACGTTAAAGACGAACTACATGTTCTAGTTATTGACGAAGATGGCTTAATTTCTGGAACAGCAAATACAGTTCTAGAACGTTGGGCAAATCTATCAAAAGCCTCTGATGCACGTGGCGACGATGGCTCATCAATCTACTATAAAGAAGTTCTATATCGCAATTCAAAATACATTCACTGGTTAGGACATGCTGTTGGCTCTGGTGCATCAAACGCATGGGGTCAAACAGTTGCAACCGTAAGCGGTGCAAGTGCTACATTCCACTCACCAGCATTCTCAAACACAACATATTCTCTCGTGAATGGTGCTGATGGTTCAGTAAAGCAAAGCGATATCGTAACTGGAATTGACTTGTTTGATAACAAGGAAAAGGTTGATGTTTCTCTACTCTTCGCAGGTGACTGCGGCGTTGGAGCAAACTCAGCAATCGACTCAGTGGCTGTAGCCAATGAGTATCTAACAGTTGCATCAAATCGTAAGGATTGCGTTGCGTTCGTATCTCCAGCCCAAGCAAACGTTGTCGGCGCTCTAGCCTCTGCTGATGCGGTGGTTAATTATCGCAATGCTCTAACCGATACATCTTACGGTGTAATGGACTCAGGTTGGAAGTATCAGTATGACAAATACGACGACGTGTATCGTTGGATTCCGCTCAATGCTGACGTTGCTGGTCTTTGCGTTCGCACCGATCTACAACGTGACCCATGGTTCTCACCAGCTGGTCTAAATCGTGGTCAGATTCGCAATCTTGTCAAGTTGGCATTTAATCCAACTCAAGCAGAACGCGATACGCTATACAAGGATGGTGTTAACCCAGTTGTTTCCTTCCCAGGAGAAGGTACTGTTCTCTTCGGAGACAAGACTCTACAGGGTCGCCCAAGTGCATTTGATCGTATCAATGTTCGTCGCTTGTTCATCGTACTAGAAAAGGCGATTTCCGCAGCTGCTCGTTCAAGTCTCTTCGAATTCAATGATGAGTTTACAAGAGCACAGTTCGTAGCACTCGTTGAGCCATTCTTGCGCGATGTCCAGGGTCGTCGCGGTATCTATGACTTCCGTTGTGTTTGTGACGAAACAAACAATACGCCAGAAGTTATCGACCGCAATGAGTTTATTGGCGATATCTACATCAAACCAGCAAGAAGCGTAAACTTCATTCAGTTGAACTTTGTCGCTGTTCGCAGTGGCGTAGCATTCGACGAGATCGTTGGACGCTTCTAATAAATAGAATAGGATAAAGTCAGGAGAATACAATGGCTTTTAATGTATCTGAATTTCGTTCTCAAATGCAGTTTGATGGCGCTCGCGCTAATCTGTTTGAAGTTGAGATGAACTTTCCGTTTTTTTCTCTCCCAGGCAATGCTGCAAGAAAACTACGTTTCGTTTGTAAGACTGCTCAAATTCCAGGATCAACAGTAGGTGTGGTTCCAGTACAATACTTCGGTCGCGAAGTAAAGTTTGCTGGCAATCGTACGTTTGCTGACTGGACAGTAACAGTTCTAAACGACGAAGATTTCGTTGTCCGCAATGCCTTCGAGCGCTGGATGAATGGAATTAATTCTCATCGTTTCAACACTCGCTCTGCATCAGCCGCAACGCCAACTTCTTATGGCACTGATGCGTTCGTCAAACACTACGGCAAGACAGGTAAGATCATCAAATCTTATAAATTTGTTGGTCTATTCCCAAATGACCTCGCACCAATCGATCTCGATTGGGGCAACAATGATTCGATCGAAGAATACTCAGTGACGTTTGCTTATCAATGGTGGGAAGCTGCAGCCGAATCAGTGGTTTGATCCTTTTGGTTACTTCTTTATCATGGAGTTAGTATATGGCAGGAATTAATCTCTTCGGATTTCAGATAGTCCGCGGAAACCAAACAGAGCAAGTGCAACCAGCGGTCACTGCACCTACAACAGACGACGGTGCAGTGACTATCACTTCTGGTGGTTATTTTGGCACTTATCTTAATCTAGAATCTTCCTTTAAAACCGAGAACGATCTCATCACGCGCTATCGTGAGATGGCAATGCAGCCAGAACTCGAGTCTGCGATTGATGACATTGTTAACGAAGCAATTGTTCATGACGAGAAAGGTAAATCAGTCACAATTATTCTTGACGATTTAGAACAACCTGATAACATTAAAGAAATGATTCGTGATGAATTTGATGAAGTTCTACGTTTACTAGACTTCTCAAACAGCGGCAATGATGTTTTCCGTCGCTGGTATATTGATGGTCGTTTGTTTTTTCAAGTGCTCATTGACGAGAAGCAACCTAAACTTGGTATTCGCGAACTAGTTTATCTTGATCCAAGAAAAACTAAAAAGATTCGTGTTCTAGATAAGAAAAAAGATCCACGTACAGGTATTGAAGTTGTTACAGGCTCAAGAGAGTTCTATGTCTACAACGATAAAGCAACAGAAATGGGTCAAACATTTGTTGCTTCTCCAACAGATTCAGGTGTAAAGATTGCTGCTGATGCAGTAGTCAATGTTAACTCTGGTTTATTAGATCCAAAACGTCAAATGGTTTTGGGTTATCTACATAAAGCAATTAAACCACTCAATCAATTACGCATGGTTGAAGATGCGATTGTTATCTATCGTATCTCTCGTGCACCAGAACGTCGTGTGTTCTATATTGACGTTGGTAACATGCCGAAGATTAAGTCAGAACAATATCTCCGCGATATTATGACGAAGTTCCGTAACAAGGTTGTTTATGACTCAACAACTGGTGAAGTCAAAGACGATCGCAAGTTTATGTCAATGATGGAAGACTTTTGGATTCCACGTCGCGGTGAAGGTAAATCAACAGAGATCACTACACTACCAGCTGGTGAGAATCTCGGCGAGCTTGCTGACGTTAAGTATTTCGAGCAAAAACTTTACAAGTCATTAAACGTTCCTGTATCTAGACTTGAACCACAAACAGGGTTTAGCCTTGGTCGTTCAACAGAGGTTACTCGTGATGAACTAAAGTTTATGAAGTTTATCGACCGCATTCGTAGCAAATTTACATTGATGTTCGATGAACTTATGGAGCGTCAATTAGCACTTAAAGGTATTTGCTCAGTCGATGAGTGGAATGAATTGAAACAAAAGATTCACTACGACTTCCTCAAAGATAATAACTTTGCTGAACTTAAAGAAGCAGAACTATTAGCAACTAGATTACAGATTATGCAACAAATTGATCCATATGTTGGAGTATATTTCTCTAAAGATTGGATTCGTAAGAAAGTGTTGCGTATGGACGAAGAAGAGATTGAAGAAATTGCAGAACAGATGGAAATAGAAAAAGCAGAAGAACCTGCTATGCCAATGTCTACAGGTGTTCCTGGTGCAGCAGCTCCAGCTCCTGAAGCAATGGATCTCAATCAAGCATTTAATTCACAATTAACTAAATAATTGGAGTAGTTATGGACACATTAGAACTCGTGAATTTAGCATTATCTGGTGACAAAGAAGCAACCACTGCCGCATTTCAACAAGCAATGGCTGCTAAAGTTACAGACGCATTAGAAATTAAGAAAGTAGAAATCGCATCAAATTTACTCGGTACAGAAGAAACATCTGATGAAACTACAGAACCTACGATCGAAGTTGACGGAAGCAGCGATGGCAACACAACAGACGCCAACGCCGAACCAGCAGCAGAAGTCGCAACAAACGCAGAATAGAACACAAGCACAGCGTATTGCTCAGCTTGTTCGCGCTGGTTTGATGAAGACCAGTGAGTTGCCTGCACTTAAAGTTGCGATGGTGCGTCACGCAAAAGTTGGTGATGTAGCAAAACTTCCACGCAATCAACGCGATGTTCTAAATCGTTACTATCAATCTACAGCTGCAGCAGCTCTTGGTTCTCAGCAATCTACAGCAGCTGTTCGTCGTAATCTTATGAATGGTTACGAAATTTCTCGCGACGATTATATTACCGAAGCAACATTTAACGATCCACCAATGATATTGGTGTTAAAGCGTCGTGGTGTTAGAATTTTCCCAGACGGAAAACGTGTTGCTTTATATCAAAATGAGAAGTTAGGAATGTCGTTTACAGTTCCATATTCTTCTGCTGGTCCAGAGAAAGAGTTAGTTGGCGTGTCAGAAGATGTTGAAGATGTAATGGAAAGTCTAGAACAAGTTGCAAAATATGCTCAGCAAAACAATGTAACATCTCACGCAAAACACTTTAAGTTTGCTGACGGTTCTAAACTCAAAGTTAGTCACGGTGCAGCAAAAGCAATTCATATGGTACATGGTGCATTAAATCCAGAAAACCAACAAAAGTTTGCTGAGATGTTAAAAGATCCAAAAGGATTTACTAAAGCAGCACATTTTGCATTAAGTAAAGTCAACTTTACAATTGGTGGCAAATGAGTGTTCTTTCTGTAGTAAAAAGAATAATCAGTGAAGCGCGCAATGTTGTTCGCATGGGTCGTACAAAATTAATTCGTGCGCGTGTGCGTACTGTAAAAGGTAAAGTTACAGTACAACGAAGAAAGAAATTTTCAGCAGTTAAAGGTTATACAATTCGTGGTGGTAAAGTGGTTCGTATGACTTCTTCTGA